GATGGCTGGTATACCCTCACCCTGAAAGCTAGCGAGTCTGGCATTTTAGACCCAGAAGAGCTGCTAGAAATGAAAGCTCAAATGGAGGATGAGGAATATGATCAAGAAATGGAGTGTTCGTTCACCGCCGCGATTAAGGGTACGTTCTACGCCTCGCTAATTGGGAAACTAGAGCTGATGGGCCGGATCAAGGCTCGCGTTGTGACGCATGACCCCAGCTTGCCCGTACAGGTCGCTTGTGACTTAGGCCGTACCGATAACACCGCTATGTGGTTTTGGCAGGACGCGCCGCACGGTATATCGATTATCGATTACTACGAGAATCAAGGTGTTCACCTCGATCATTACATCGAGCACCTAAAGGCGCTGCCGTATCGCTTTGAAGCTATCTGGCTGCCTCACGATGCCGTTGCGAAAACGCTGCAAACCAAGCGATCGACTATTGAACAGATGCTTGATGCTGGTTTTCCCTGTCGCAAGGTGCCGAAGCTAGCCAAGCAACACGGTATCGACGCTGCACGAAAAATATTACCGCATTGCTGGATTGATCAAGAAAAATGCTTTGCCGGTATCGAGGCGTTGCGAGCTTATCGCCGCAGGTACAACGAAATCGACAAATCGTACTCTAATGAAGCCCTGCATGATTGGGCCTCAGACGGATCGGATGCCTTTAGATACCTATCATTAGTGTGCCGCGATGCCGCAGAGATCAGTCAAGAGCCTGAAAAGTTAACTGATATTAATCGACCAATGACAAATTACTCATTAAACGACTTATTCAACGAACGCGAGGCGTTTACACGCCAGCAATCAGGGAGAATTTAACAATGGATGGCTCTAATACACAGCAGTCAGGGGTGATCGAGTCGAGAAGCGACTTTACATCAAGCCCGCGAGGCCAGTTTCAGTTTTGGGATGAAGAGCTAAAAGCGTCTCAGAAGTCTCGAAAAAGCTGGCATAAGCAGGCCGACGCTATTAATAAGCGGTTTTTAGACTCACGCCGAAAATCACCGGAGAGTGCCGCTGCCGGTGGTGCCCCGTTCCGTTTAAACCTGTTTCACTCGAATATTACGACTTTAATGTCGATGCTGTACGGCAATTTGCCGAAAGTCGACGTGGCGCGTCGCTATGCCGACCCCGACGACGATGTGGGCCGCGTCGCCTCTGAAATCATGGCTAGGCTTTTGAATAACGATATTGCAGAAAATGGCGAAGAGTATAACGCGGTGCTGCGAAGCACATTACAAGACAGGCTATTAGGCGGCCTTGGCTGTGCTCGGGTACGGTATGAGGTTGAAACCGAAATGCAGGGCGAAGAAGAGGTCGTATCCTATGAGGCCGCGCCAATTGAGTATTTCTTTTGGCGTGATATCTTGTGGGGCTGGGGCCGTAGCTGGTCTGAAATTCCTTGGCTAGCCTACCGATCCTATCTCACTAAAGATGAGGTGGCCGAGCGCTGGGGCGACAAAAAAGCTAATGAGCTTCAATACCAAAGGCAATTGGTTGACGGCAAAGATGACAATTCCGACCAATCCAGTATGTCTAGCCCGTGGCAAAAAGCAGAAATATGGGAAATTTGGGATAAAGTCGAAAAGAAAATCGTTTTTATCGGGAAAGGCTGCCAAGCCGTGCTCGAAACAAAAAATGATGAACTCGGTTTAAACGGCTTTTACCCGTCGCCCCCGTTTTTCATAGCCAACGCAACCACGACGCTGTACACGCCGACGCCAGATTACCACCTTGTTCAAGACTTATATAATGAAGTCGACAAGCTGCAAACCCGCATTTCTATCATTACCGATGCCGTCAAAGTTGTTGGCCTATATGACTCGGGCAGCGCTGAAATAGTGCGAATGTTCCAAGAGGGCGTCGATAATAAGCTGATCCCTGTGGATAACTGGGCTATGTTTGGTGAAAAAGGCGGTATTCAAGGCTCCGTTTCGTGGTTGCCCATTATGGATATCGTCAATGCCTTGGATAAGTTGCGTGATCTGCGTGATGAGTCTATCGCCCTGTTAAATCAGGTGACGGGTATGAGTGAAGTTATGCGCGGTGGCTCGCAAGGCCAGTATGAGGGCGTCGGCCAAGCGCAGTTGCAGGCCAAGTTTGGCTCTGTGCGAGTACAGGCTTTACAAGACGAGTTTGCAACCTTTGCCACTAATGCCATGCAGCTTAAGGCAGAAATTATCTGTAAGCATTTTTCCCCTGAAAATATCATTAAACAAGCCAACATCGAAAAAACCGCCGACAGAGAACGCGCCCCCGATGCTGTGATGCTGCTCAAAAACTTTGAGCAGGCCCGACTGCAAGTAGATATCCGGCCAGAATCAGTGGCGATGGTTGATTACGCTCAACTCAAGAGTGAGCGCACCGATTATATTAATGCGCTTGCTGTTTTCCTACAAAGCGCAGCGCCGCTAATGGAGACAGAGCCAGCCAGTAAGCCATTCTTGATGCAATTATTGCAGTGGGGGCTAGCCGGATTCAAGGGCGCTAACGAAATCGAGGGCGTGATCGATAATGCCATCGATGCGGTTAAGAAAGCTGAGCAAGAAAAGTCACAGAAGCCGCCAGAGCCAGACCCAGAGCAGCAAAAAGCCGAAATGGCGATGAAACTTGAGCAGGCCAAGCAACAAGGCGAGCTTTCTAAGATTCAGGCAAAAGCTCAGGCCGACTTGGCTATTCGAGAGAGCGACAAACAGGCAGATATCGCTACGGCGCTTGCACAGCACCAATCGAAGCTAGCAGAAATAGAGGCAGAGCTACAGGCCACTACGACTGAGATACAATCGAAAATGCAAGCCGACATCATGGTCGAGCGTGTCCAAGCGGAATCGAACGCTATGCAGTCGCGCCACGCAGCGGAAGCCGAAATGGAAAAAGACGCTGTTGAAACAGAGCTAGGGTTAGGGGCGGAAGAGGTAAAAACCGGCTTACAGATACAGGCGAACGCGGCGCAAGCGGCTAACAAGATCAGAGAAACCGAAGCCAAGCCAAAAGGGGGTAGCGAAAATGCCGATGAATAAGCGCGGACAGCGTGTAAACACCCATAAAACACGTCGTGACGATATCAGCGACGCATGGGATAAATCCACAAAAAAGAAGAAGACGATCGCTAGCAATAAAGGCGGCGCAGCAATCGGCGGGGGTGCGTGATGGCGGGTTGGATTCAAGACAGCGAAACCGGCGAAATGGTGCCCCGTGAAAAATGGATAGAACATAAATACGGTGGCGAGAGAGCACCGGCAGTTCATGGTGATATAGAGGCGTTTCGTTCGCCTATTGATGGTTCAATCATCGACGACAGGGGGAAATTGCGCGCACATAACAAAAAGCACGGCGTGACAAATTGCGCCGATTATAGTCAGGACTGGTTCGATAAAAAAGCGTCTGAGCGTGAGTCAGTAATGCGCGGAGATAGCATAAAAGCAAAGCGCGAAAGGCAGGAAACAATCAAAGACGCCATACAAAGGCACGGGGGATAGCATGGATGAATTAAGAGAAGCATTTGACGCCGCTTGGGATCAAAGCGAAAAAGAAGCCACCGAAGAACGGGAGGTAGAAAGTAATGTCGAAGGACAGCGAGAAGATGAACAATTGGAGCTTGACGCCGGAGGAGGTGAGACAGGAACAGATCAACCGGCAGCGGCGGAAGAGACAGGCCAGCAACAGGAAGAAAGCACACCGAGCGAAGATAAAGCGCCGGTAATTGCTGAAAAGTCGAAAGCACCGGCCAGTTGGTCGCCTCAGAATCGGGAAGCGTGGGGTAAAATACCTAGCGCAGCACAAGCCCAAATCACCAAGCGCGAACAGCAGGTTAATCAAGTTTTGCAGGACAGTGCAACGGCGCGCAAGGGCATGGATCAGTTGAACCAAGTGCTTGCGCCGCATAGAGAAGGTTTGATTGCAGCCGGTGTTCCTGATCCATTTCAAATGATTGGTTCTCTGCTAGCTACCGAGTCTACGATGAGGATTGGCAGCCAACAGCAGAAAGCCGAGGCCGCCGCGTCGCTGATTAAACAGTATGGTATCGATATACGCACCTTAGATAGCGTTTTAACGGGGCAGCAACCACAGCAGAACCCTAATGGCGATCTTGAAGCTATTATTGAACAGCGCATGGCCCCCGTTAATCAGTTTTTGCAGCAACAGCAATTTGCACAGCAGCAATCGCAACTGCACAACGAGCAAAATGCCGCGCACTCGGTGACAGAATTTAGCAATTCAG